ATCCACAATAACGAAGTATCTTATCCTTCAGGGTACATCAAAGATGAACTAGATATTTTTGAGTATCAATATACAGCTACTGGAGTTCGTTACAACGCTCCTACAGGTTATCATGATGACTGCGTGAATGCTTTAGCGTTAGCGGTTAAGTGTAAGAATGAATACAAATATTCAGGGGTATATAGATATATCTAAAAGTTATCATAATACAAGACACCAAATTTTACATTATATAGTATGAGATTATCAATTAAACAATTTCAGCAAATTAACGAGATTAACAAAACAGGCATAGAGGACTTGGATAAGTCTATTATGTTCGTTCAGGTTCTTACCGGTAAGTCGGAATTTGAAGTTAATCAAATGAAGGTTAAGAAGTTCAACAAGCTTTGCAATCAGATATTAACTGCTTTTAATTCAATGGTAGTAGATATGAACAAAGCAAAACCTGTAAACTTAATTAAAGCGAATGGCAAATGGTATTGGATAAACTATGACATAGCTAAATTAGATGCTGGTAGATATGTTGAAACTGCAACCTTCGGAGTTGACTTAATAGAAAACCTTCATAAGATTATGGCTACAATGGTAGTGCCTATGAAGTGGACTATAAGAGGATTAAAACCTAAAGAGTATGATGCTACGAATCATGAGGAAATTGCTAACGATATGGCAGAAGCTGAATTTAAACATTGTTATCATGCAGCGGTTTTTTTTTACGCTCTTTTCAAGAACTCAATTCTCGCTTTAGCTCCTTATATGGAAACAGCGACGAACAAGACGGAACTGGAGAGAGCATTGATGAATTTCAAAGAAGCTTCGGATGGATTTACAACGCCAAGTTGGTATCAGAATTTGAAGATATCAGTTTAGATGATGTTTGGAAATTACCGGTTATTCAGTTTTTGAATGACCTTACTTATTTGAGATTAAAAATAGAATGGGATGCCAATAAACTTAAACAAAGCAGCAAACGAAGCGGCAACTAGTGGGTTTTTAGATAGAATAGGAACAACAGGACAGTTTGAAACACTTGTCGCTAAAAACTTATTGGAGCAGTACGGAGCAGAATTTAAGTTAGTATTAACTCAATACATTAAAGAAAAACAATTAATAGGTTCAGGTGCTTTATCAGATAACATAAAACCACAAATTAGCGAAGATGGTAAGACGTTAACTATAAGTCTTTTAGATTATTACGATTATGTGAATAAGGGAGTTCAAGGGGTAAGGAATTCAAAGAACGCTCCAGGTAGTCCATATAAATATAAGAACTATGGAATGAACGAAGAAGGAAGGAGTAGTATTAAGAAATACATATTAAGTGGTAAAGCAAAGGTTAAGAATATTAGGAACGACAAAGCAGCAGGGATAGGATTAGAAAGCAAAGGAATAAGGCAGAATCCGAAAAAAAGTTTATTAGACAGTCAAGTTGACAATTTAATATTCATGATTAAAAAGTATGGTATTAAAAAGACAAATTATTTTGATGACGCAGTAAATAAAGTATTCGGTAATTGGGCAGTAGATATGGCAGCAGCTTTAGGCGAGGATATAAAATTAAATTTAAGATTGACAAGTAATAAAAAATAGTATATGGCATTAACGTTAACAAGTCCAGGTTTCCTTTCATCCCTTCAGGATGACTTATATTTTGTAGCAGTACATTCAAGCTATTCAGGAAGTACCGATTTTAAATATGTATTTGATGTTTGGGTAAATGGAGTGCAAAAAATAAGAAGTAAAGTTTATCCTGATCCTACAACTAAAAGAGGTTATTTTGATGCAGGTCCAATAGTGAGAAATGAAATCTTATATGATTGGTTTAATCCTTATAACGATGGAACAGGACCAGGAAGTTATGCAAGTGGCAACGCTGTATCTTGTTTAGCAATACCTGGATATAATGGCGAAATAGGCGTACAGTATGATTTGAGATTAGGTTATGAACTTTCAGGAGTTACTTACTTAAATCAAGTTAGTGGTACTAATTACGCTGGTAATTGGGCAGCTCCTTTATATAAAAGAAAACAATTAAATGCAGGTTTAAATCCTTCTAATAATTGGGATAATAAATATCTTAAATATTTAACCAATAGACCTAAAAACATAACTTACAATTTTGAAAGTAAATTATTAATACCTTTCTATAATTGGCATGATACATGGACTAGTAACTATTCAATAAAAATAAGAAAGAACGGATCAACTGGTGCTTGGATTAGTGGTTATTCATTTGCTGATATTGATTATTGTCCTTGGTTGCAATTAGATATTGGTACATTGTCTTTAGCACGAACAGTAAACGGAAATACATATTGGCAAGATTTTCTAAACTTCCATACTATTGAAGTAGGTTTCTTTGAAGGAACTACTTTAAATGATAGTGTATTTTTAAAGCAGAATTGCAATCCAAAATATGAACCTATAAATTTATATTTTATCAATGCTTATGGGATGTATGATACAGCTTGTTTTGGATTAGTTTCAAAACTTTCACTTGATACCGAAAGGAAGTCATTTACTAAACTTAATAAAACATTTGGTAATACTTCAGTTAATTATTTTAATGATGGTGGTGATGGTATGGTTTATAATGAGTCAAAAATAAACTTTGCAAGTAAAACGAATTGGACTTATAAGCTTACTATGGATTATCCTACTGATGGCGAATATCAATGGTTATCAGAGCTTATTTTAAGTCCACAAATTTACGCTGAATTAGATGGAGATTATTACCCTGTAACTATTAAGAATACAAACTTTGAATATAATCAAAACATAGTTAATGGATTAAAGACATTGGATTTAGAAATAGAACTTAATCAAACTCGTTACGCTTTCACAAGATAATTATGGTAAGAATATTTTTAGAAAATCAAGAACTTGATATTAATGAAGGATTTACACATCAAATTACTTATGCTGTAGATGACCTTAAAAACTTGGATAGTAAAAGCACAGCTTATAGTAAAACTATTGTGCTTCCAGGTACAACTAAAAATAATGACTTATTAGGGAATATCTTTGAAATACACAATGCAAATTTCACCGTTCCTGGTGCTGTAAATATTGGTTATAATTTCAATGCTACGGTTTCTGCTAAAGTAAGAGTAGAAGTTAACGGAGTGCAGATTGTAAAGGGTGTATTAAGATTAATGGAAATAATCATAGATGGCAGTCATATAGAATACGAAGTAGTAATTTATGGAGAGCTAGGTGGATTATATTCAAAGTTTGGTGGTAAGAAATTAGAGGATATTGATTTTAGTGAATATAACCATCTTTACAATCATACTAGTATGTATAATAGTTGGAATTATACCTACACTTTTTCAGGTGCTATGAACTTTGTAAATAAAACTTTATACGTTTTAGATATAAATAATTATAATTTAGCTGTAGGTCAGACTTTTACAATAGCTTCAGCAAGTACAAACAATGGAACTTATACAGTAGTTTCTTATGAATATAATTATTCAAGAAGTCAAGCAATAATAACAATAGCAACTACTTGGAGTTCACAAGCTGGATATTCTCCTGCAACAATAACTTTTGCACCACAAGGATATGGTTACTATTATCCATTGATTGACTACGGAATGGTAAGCTTAGATAAAATTGATTATGATGTTACAGCTTATAGACCTGCTATTCATGTTAAAGAAGCAATAGATAGAATGATAACAAATGCCGGTTATACTTGGGAAAGTAATTTTTTTAATAGTGAATTATTTGAAAGTTTAATTATACCAAATAATCAAAAGAATTTTGAATTATTAAAAACAAGAATATTTACAGGACTTACACAAAGTTTTTCTTTTGATGGAAGTGTAAATAATATTAAATTAAATAATACTGCTAATATTTTAAATACAACAACACCTGATAATATTACATATACTTATACAGGTGCAGCAGGGTTATTTAATGTAAATTATGCTGTAACATTTAATACTTTAAAAATAAGCAATTATGCTTTTGATTTTTCTTTAGGATTTAAAATAGGAATATTTAAAAAAAGAGGATTTACAACATATCCTGAATATTTAAGCCCAACTTATACTTATTATAAATATACAGGTGTTCTTGATGGTTCAGGACTTTATGTAGCTAATGTATATATAGCTTTTAATTTTACAGTTAATGGAATGGATTTACAATCAGGAGATGAATTCTTTTTTATAATTTATACTGATGTTGCTACTGATTTAAGTGGAAATTCACAACCATCAAATACAACAATAACAATAGATTCAGTTTCTCCTATAATGCTTCCAGTTGAAATAGGTGACACTGTTATATTGAATAATTGCATTCCACAAAATATACTGCAAAAAGATTTCTTTACTTCTATAATGAAGATGTTTAATCTTATGCTAATTGAAGATAAGTTGGTAGAGAAAAAACTTATAATAGAACCTTATATTGATTTTTATGAAACTGATCCTTCAACTTACATAGATTGGACTTATAAAATAGATAGAAGCAGTCCGATAAGAATTAAGCCAATGTCGGAAGCTAACGCAAGGGTTTATAAGATGAATTATAAAGATGATACTGATTTCTATAATGAAAATTATAAGAAGAAATTTAATGAAGGATACAGCAGTGTAATGTATGATAACCTATTAGACTTTTCAAAAGAAACTTCAAGTTTAGAAATATTGTTTGCTCCTACTCCAATAGTTGGTTATGGTCCTTATGAGGTTGAAAAAGATGTACCAAATAAATTTGTTTCTACAATATTTAAAAAGACTAATACAGCTGAAGATAGTACAGCAAGCATACCAAGAATACTTTACAAAAAAAATATAACTGTTACTCCTTATAATATTTATACAAATATTTGGGATAGTGGTACAAGTTCAATTTATTATACAGGCGAAACAAATTTCCCTTATGCTGGTCATTTAGATGATCCTTATGGATTTAATCCTACAATAGATTTATCCTTTGGAAGTCCTAAAGAAATTTACTTTACGCCAAAAAGTTATACATCAGATAATTTATTCAATATTTATTATAGTTCTTACATAGCTGAAATAACGGATAAAGACTCCAGGTTAGTAACAATGAAAGCAAAGCTAACTGAAATAGATATTTATAATTTAGATTTTAGAAGATTAATTTTTGTAGATGGGGTATTATATAGACTTCAACAAGTTATTGATTATAGCGCAGGGGAATTATGTACAATAGAATTATTAAGAGTAATAAACGTAATATATTAATATGGCAACACAAGTAGTAGCATTAGAAGCTTCATTTAACACAAGTCAAGCTGAAGGAAGCGTAAAAAGTTTAAAAGCACAATTAATAGAAGCTCAAGCAGAGGTTCAAAAGATGGCTGATAAATTTGGAGAAACTTCAACACAGGCAGCAGATGCAGCAATAAAAGCAGCGGAACTTAAAGATAAAATAAGTGATGCTAAAGCGTTAACAGATGCTTTTAATCCTGATAGAAAGTTTAACGCATTTACTACATCATTACAAGGCGTAGTAGGTGGATTTGCAGCAGTACAAGGTGCAATGGGTTTAATGGGTATTCAATCTGAAGATGTTCAAAAAGCACTTTTAAAAGTTCAATCTGCTATGGCATTAAGCCAAGGCATCAATAGTATAATAGAATCAGAAAAGGCATTTAAAAGATTAGGTACTGTTATTAAAACAAATGTAGTAGGTGCTTTTAGTACACTTAAAGCAGCTATGATTTCAACAGGTATAGGAGCTTTAATAGTTGGAATAGGTTTATTGATAGATTACTTTTCTGACATGTCTGATGCTGCTGATAAAGCCGCAGAATCTACAAAGAAATTAAATGAACAAACTAAAAAATTTGCAGAAATAGAACTTCAAGGAAATATTGATAGTTTAAATAGACAGGAAAAATTAGCTTTATCAAAGGCAAAATCAGCAGGAGCATCAGAAAAAGAAATATTAGATATACAGCAGAAATATATAGAATTAAAGTTCAATGCTCAAAAAAAATATAATAATGAAGTTTATGGTCAAGATGTAGAAGCTGATATAAAAAATAAACAAATTTTATTAAATTATATAGCTGATGCTCAAATAGCAGCTGATGGATATAGAGAAAAAGAATTACAAAAAAAAGAAGATTATAAACAAAAAGTATTAGACGCTGATAAAGATTTGCAATCTAAACTTGCAGCATTAAATGAAGAAAATTATTTATCAAGTATTGATGATTTAGATAAAAGAGAAAAAGCTAAAATAGATTGGGAATATCAAAAAAATGTTAAAGAAATAAATGCAAGTATTGCACATGAAGATATAAAACAAAAAATGCTTTCTGCATTAAAATATAAATATAATGCCGATAATACTGCTTTAGATGAAAAAGAAAAAGAAAAAGAATTACAAAGACAAAGAGATTTATCAAATGCTTTAGTTCAAGTTAAATTAGCTGAATTGGACGCTATTAGTGCAGGTGTGGGAATATTAAAAATGTTTTCTGAAAAAAATAAAGCATTGCAAAAAGCAGCATTAATAGCAGAAAATGCTCTTACAATAGCTAAGATTATATTAAATACACAATCAGCAAATGCAGCAGTAACAGCTAAATATGCTTTAGTTCCAGGAGGTCAAGCAATAGCAGCAGCAGAAAGATTAGTAAATAAAATTAAGGCAGGAATAGGAATAGCAACTGCAATAGCAGCAACTGCAAAAGGACTTCAAGGAATTGGTGGTGGTGGGGCTCCAGGTGGTGGTGGCAATTTAGGTGGAGGTGGTGAACAATTAGGTGGGATAGCTGCTCCTATTCAACCACAAGCAAGTTCAACTACATTAAATCAAATGGCAATTAATCAAGCAAGTAACCAAGCTATTCATGCTTACGTAATAGAGTCAAATGTTTCAGGTGTTATAGAACGTATTGAAAGAATTAAAAGAGGATCAAGAGTAGGACCATAAACACAATTAACCACTAAAATTTACATTATATTATATGGAGTTACCAATTTACGAACTAAAAATTAATGATGCTTTAACTGATGACGCTGAAGTTTCCTTTGTTGCATTGGTAGATTTACCGGCAATTAAAAAAGATTTTCTAGCGTTCAATGAGCAATTTATTAACCCATCAAAAGGAGAGCATGAAACGGATTTTATTCCACGTTGCGTTAAGTATGTTATTGATGAAGGCAAGGATAGCCAACAAGCTGTCGCAATTTGTAAATCTATTTGGTCGGAACACTTTGCAGGGGAGAAAGTAAGTATTGATTATGATGATACTTTAAGCACTTCAAGGGGTAAGGATTTAGCTAAAAGATTAATAGCAGAAGGTAAGGCAGTTTATATAATTTCAGCAAGGCAAGATAAGGAAGGGATGCTATCAGTAGCTAAAGATTTAGGAATAGATGAAAGTAAAGTTTATGCAACAGGAAGCAATAAAGCTAAAGTTGAAAAGATTAAAGAACTAGGAATTACAAAGCATTATGATAATAACGCTGATGTAGTTAAAGAGCTTGGAAGTATAGGTTCAAAGTTTTCTGATAAGATAGGATTTCAAGTTATTAGCGAAGATGAGCATATTATTAGTGGTCCATTGATGTTGGCAGATATGCCTATTTATCGTAACAACGAAAAGTTTGGGGAACATTACGTTACTTTTTCAGCTGATACAATCAAACAAATAGCAATCAAGTTTGCTAAAAAGAAATATCAAAACAACGTTAATTTAATGCATGATCCTACTATGATAGTAGAAGGTTGTACAATGTTTGAATCTTTTATCGTAGATAAGAACAGGGGAATAATGCCTATGAAGGGATTTGAAGACGTAAACGATGGCAGTTGGTTTGGTAGTTTCTATGTTGAGAATCCTGAAGTTTGGGATAACATTAAAAACGGAGCATTAAAGGGTTTTTCAGTAGAAGGGTTATTTGATTATGAGCAACCTGTAAAGACTTTGACATACGAAGAACAAGCACTTAAAAATATATTTGAACTTTTAAACACAATTATTTAACCAAAAATACATTATATAGTATGACACCAAAAGAAATAATAGAAAAATTAAGACTAACCTTCAATGAGTTAGTAAACAATGCAGATGTTCCTGCTGTTGAAACTACCGTTCCTGAAGCAGTTATGCCAATGATACACAAATTAAAAGACGGTACTGAAGTTGAAATTACCGAAATGGGTGTAGGTGGAGTAGTAACTATTCAAGGCGTACCAGCTCCAGTTGGTGACCATGAATTAGAAGATGGAACTGTTATAACTGTAGGAGATAACGGAGCAATTACTGCTATCGTTCCTGCTGCTACTGAACCTGCAATGGTTGAAGATATGAGTGCTAAATTTTCAGCATTTGAATTATCTACAAACGAAAAGTTTGCAAGTTATGAAGCAAAGTTTGCTGACTACGAAGCTAAACTAAAGAAAGCTACTAAAGTAATTGAAGGTCTTTTGAATTTAACACAAACTCTTGCAGAAGCTCCAACAGGAACTCCTGATCCAATAGTAAAAACAACAAATAATTTCAAAGAAGAAAAAGGGAATTCTTACGATATCCTATTTAATTAAAAACTAAAAATCATTTAACATGGCATTATCATTCACAGGTTTAAGTGCATATACAAAGCAACTTGTACAACCTTTATTGACTTCGGCAGTAATCGGAGCAAAAACACAAAAATTAATCATTGACAACGGTATCGTTTTGACCGGTGTTAAAGGACCAACTGCTTTACCTATCATGGATACTGATGCAGTTTTCGGTACTCAATCATGTACTTTTGACGCTTCAGGTACAACTTCTTTTTCTCAAAGAACAATCGTTCCAGGTAAGATTAAGATAGAAGAAAAATTATGTCCTAAAGATTTGGAAGCTTATTACACAATGGAAGCTTTACGTGCAGGATCAACTTACGAAGATTTCGGAAGTGCTGATTTCGCTGCTGCTTATCTTGCAAAGAAAAATGCTCGTATAGCTGCTCAATTAGAAACTGCAATTTGGCAAGGTGACAGTGCTTCTGCAACTGCTAACCTTAACAAGTTCAACGGACTTTCTAAATTAATCAACGCTGGTTCTCCAGTAGATGCTAACGTATCAGGTTACACAGGTGTAAGTGGTTCTGCTATTGCAACTGTTACTGCTTCTAACGTTATTGCTTGTACTGAAGGAGTTTACAAAGCTATCCCTGCTGAAGTTATGGCTAAAGGTGATGTATCAATATTCGTAGGTTACGATTGGTTCAGACTTTTAGTTCTTGCTTACAGAGCTTTAAATATGTTCTCTTACAATCCACAAGACGCTAACTTTGAAGGTTTCATCTTGCCAGGTACAAACGTAAAAGTTGAGCCTGTAAATGGTTTGAACGGAACAGGAGATGCATTCGCTATCAGCTTATCTAACATGGCTATCGCTGTAGATTTAGAAGCTGAAGAAACTAACTACAAATTATGGTATTCTGAAGATAACAACGATGTTCGTTTCAGAGCTGAATTTAAAGTAGGTGTTGACGTAGCTTTTGTTTCTGAAACTGTAAAGTTTATGGCTGCAATCTAAATTTAAATTAAATTAATAACTTAAAAGGGTGGTGCAAAAACACCACCTTTTTTTAAATCTAAAAATATGGCATGTGCAATAACAAGTGGATACACAATAGACTGCAGAGAAATCGCAGGTGGAATCCAAGCTATTTGGGTTATCTCAAATGCAAATTTATATGATGCTTCAGGAAATAGTAGAGTAACTGAATCAAGTGGTACGGTTACAGCTATGACTAAAGCTACAGGAACTCGTTTCTACAAATTTGAAGTTCCACGTTCTACAGCTGTTGCTTCTTCTAACCTTACAGGTTCAATGGAGAATGGAACTATTTTCTACACACATTCAGTAGAATTCCCTATCAATTCAAGAACTGCAACTATCAGAAACACTATAAGCACTTTAGCTAAAAATAGATTAACATTTGTTACTTTAGATTTAGACGGAGCTTATCGTATGTATGGTAAAGATTTCGGTCTTTATATGGATAGTACTGAATCAGGAAGTGGAACAGCTCCAGGTGATAGACAAGGTTCGGTTCTTAAATTTTCTTCAATGGAGAAAGATGACTTCTTAATAGTAAGTTCATCAGTTGCTGCAAATCTAGAAGTAGCAGGTTAATAAATAATTAATAAAGCTAAAGACTCCGACCGATTAAAAGTCGGAGTTTTTTTGATTATATGATAATACTAACGAAAGGCGACATTAAGGATTTATTATTTACCGGTAGCGAATCAGCTTTGCTTACCAATCCTTATTTTTTATTTGTATTTACGAACCGAGTTACACAGGAAATAGTTAAATTTGTTGCAACGAATTCTAGCACGACTTTAAGATATGATAAATTTACTTTTGAAGTGAACGATTATTTTGTAGATAGTGAAACAGGATTTTGGACTTATGATATTTATGAACAAACAAGTTCAACAAACTTAATAATAACAGGATTAAATAAAGTTGAGAATGGGTATATGTATTTAAATCCAGCAATAGTATTTGAACCGGTAATATATAACGAACAATCAAACACATTTATTACTTACAATGGATAACTACAAACATATCGTACTTCAGTTTGACCAAGCACAACAACCAAAATTTTCTGAAAAGAAGGGTAAAGGTTGGGTTGAATTTGGAGAGCATAATAACTATCCTGAATATTTACTTTCGCTTTATAATGAAAGTCCTAAACATGGTGCAATCATTAAAGGCAAATGTGGGTATATCTATGGGAAGGCATTTGAAGTGCCAGGTTCAGCCAATGCAAGTGATTCATGGAATGATGTTTTAAAAAAAGCAATTAAAGACGATGAGCTTTATAGAGGTTTTTATCTTCAGGTTATTTGGAATAGATTAAAGCAAGTTTCGGAAGTTTATCATATTGAATTTCATAAAGTTAGAACAAATAAAGATTTATCTAAATTTTATGTAAAGAATGATTGGATGGATTATAGAGAAAAGCCGAGAGAATATGAAGCTTTTAACGTTAATAATCCTTACGGAAGTCAAATATTTTACTATAAAGAATACAATCCTTCAAGTGATGTATATCCTTATCCTTCATATTTTCAGGGTTTAAATTATATTGAATCAGATATAGAAGTAAGTAGGCATATTTTAGGAAATGCAAAGCAAGGTTGGGTAGGAACTAAATTAGTAAATCTTAATAATGGTGATCCAATAGGAGAAGAAAATAAAGGGGACGTTGAAAGAAGTTTATTAAAGAAGTTTACAGGCAGCGAAGGAAAAAGAGTAGTTATTATGTTCAATAAGAGCAAGGATAACGAAGCTAATATATTGGACTTGGGCAATACCATGTTGACAAAAGAGGATTTTACAAATGTAAATAATCTAATACAGCAAGAAATTTTTGCAAGTCATCAGGTAACAAGTCCATCTTTATTTGGAATTAAAACGGAAGGGCAACTAGGTAGTAGGAATGAAATTCGTGATGCTTATCAGATTTTTAACAATACCTATGTAAGCGAAAGGCAGCAAGAACTAGAGGTTATTTTTACAAAGTTTAGGAATCTTAAAGGTGAGAAAGGAGAGTTTAAAATTATGCCTGTAGAACCTTTAGCGTTTGAATTTAGCGAAGCAACTATTGCAGCTAATTTAACTCAAAACGAAATAAGGGAAATAATGGGTAAAGAACCATTACAAGCAGGACAGGTTACTTCAGACGGTCAAATAGTGGTTGTTAATCCTGAAACTGAAAAGATAGTTAAACCTGGAGAAGTTCAACCTGTTGAAACTCCTATGAATGATTCATTAAAGAATCTTTCAGGTAGGCAGTATCAAAATGTTATGCGAATAGTTAGGCAGTTCGCAAACGGCAAACTAAATAAACAACAAGCTTCTTTAATGCTAAAGAACGGATTTGGTTTTTCTGATTTAGATGTTAATACTTTTTTAGGTGTAGATGATGATCCTTTAACTGATGATGAAATACAAAAATTTAGCTTAACAAATGATGATATTCTTTATAATGAGTTTACTTTAGTAGGTGAGGACAAAGGTCTTTATTCTATTTTAGAAAGTAAATCTTATAGAGAGCATGAATACTTTGCAGATATAAACGCTTTAAACCAATTACAAGCCAATATTTTGGACTTAATAGGTAAGGATAAGAGAATTACCAGCGAAGTAATTGCAAGTACTTTAAACGTATCTAAAACGCTTGTAGAAGAAACTATCAAAGATTTAACCGATAGTAAGATTTTAGCTGAAAAAAAAAGTAAAATAGGAATTGATGAAGTAGTAGAGAGGGAAGTTCTTAAACCTATTGCAGAGCTTGAAGGTAAGAATAGTAAGGTTACTGAAATATTAGTAAGATATTCTTATGAATGGCGAGTGGCTGATAATGGCAATCCTTCAAGATTATTTTGCCAAAAGTTACTTGATTTGAATAGACTTTATTCAAGGCAAGATATAGAGTTAATAAGTATGAGGGTTGGTTATTCAGTATTTGACAGGTGCGGTGGTTGGTGGACTGAACCTGATGGAACACATAGTCCACAATGTAGGCACGAATGGAAAGCTAACATAGTTAAAAAGAAATCGTAAATATGAGCAAGAATATTTTATTTATTACTGAACAAACTTTTAAAGAAAGGACCGGTGCTTCTAATAACATAGATGGAAAGCAATTATTCCCAATGATTAAGGTCGCTGGGGATATCTATATTCAGCCAATTTTAGGAAGTACATTATACAAAAGACTACAAAATGGTATAGTAGAAGATAACTTAAACGCTTATGAAATAACTTTAATAGACGATTATTTAACGGATGCTTTGATATGGTTTACTATGAGTATGCTTCCAATGTCTATGGGTTACCAATTATTCAGTAAAGGTTTCCTTCAAAAGACAGCTGAAGAAAGTAACACACCTTCAAGGGCAGATTTAGAACTTATAGAGCAGAAGTATAAAAGCATGGCGGAGTTCTACAATCAAAGAATGATTAAATACTTACAAGAAAATTATACTTTATACGGAGAATATTTGAATTACGGAATGGGGTTAGATGTTATATTCCCTGAACATAAAGCTTACACAAGTCCTATCTATTTAGGCGGTGCAGATAACAATAAACGTAGTTGGTTAAATCAATCAATTAGTTCAGGTGCAGGTGCTTCGCTTCCTTTACAGGTAAGTTATTACACAGCAACAGCAGGATTAACAACTTTTACTGTAAATGATTTAGTAGGGAATACAACTATTTCAGCTTTTAGAAGTGGTTTGAATAAGATAATAACAGGAAATCCAACAAGCGACACAGCTTATTTAACTATTAATAATGGTGTAGTTACTTTACCTACAGGTGATGTAACTTTAGCAGGGGAGTTGTTTACGTTCTTATATCGTTAATTCAAAATAATTTATGAGTAAAGGGTACAAAAAAGAGTACATAGACAAAGTAAAACAAAAATTTAATGACCTACAAACAACTAACAACGGAAATAACAAACTTACTGCAAAGTCATGCAATGATAAACACAGTAAGGTTTGCGACTCCAGTAGAGTGGTTAAATTGGGATGACCAACCTGTTTATCCTTTAGCTTCTTTTGCAATAAATTCAGGGGGTTATAACATAGGAAGGGAACAAGTTTTTAATATTCAAATGTGGTTTTTAGATAAAAGCGGTGTAGAGAGTGAATTTGAAACTGAAGTAACTTCAGATATGCATAGCATAGCAGCTGATATAGTTAGCAAATTAAGAAACGGATATAATCCTTACACAATAGATTCACAAATAAGTTGGACTGCAATAACTGAAAAGTTTGAAGATTATTTAAGTGGCGTGCAGTTAACTTTTAATATTAGTTTAGTATCTGATTTTGACGCTTGTTCAATTCCTATTAAAACAGGATTATTTGATGAAACTTTTGATAATACTTTTAATTAAAAAATAAAAAATATGGCACAACAACCGGATTCAAATTTATTAGAACAAGCAGAAATTATCAGAGATGAAACCACTGCAAATGCAAATACTGCTACTAGAGTAGGAACAATGTTAGTAGATATTGTTGATAGCAAATATAATAGACCTTACCAGGTTTATACTGCTATATTAACACAAGCTTCAAATGCTGCTCCTGTAGCAACTGTATTAGAAAATGATTTTACTTCAACTTTAACTTGGGTTTATAATAGTCCAGGCAATTACACTTTATATGCAGGTGGTGATTCAATATTTACTGCTAATAAAACAGTGTGTTTTACAAATCAAATAAGTGATGATAATAATTCTATGTATTTATTTATGGCTATGTCAAGTACAGCTACTGGAGTTGATGTAATAGTAAGCAATGGATCAAGTAATATTAATGATATTTTAGGAAATGGTAATACAGCTTGTATAGAAATAAGAGTTTATAATTAAGTTATGAAGAAAATACTAATAGCAGTTTTTTGTTTTTTAAGTTTATTCAGTAAAGGGCAGGTTTATCAATCAATGCCGCAATACGGTTATGCAGCTCACAGGATGAGCTTTGATAGCACTTTGCAAATACCTACTTTTTGTGGAGTTCCTACATTAAAAAGCAATGTCTTAAAATTTGGTGCTATTGCTTTTGATTCATGTAATAATAGATTTTACTTTTACAATCCTAAAACAGCGGTATGGGATACTATTAAAGGCGGTGGTAGTTCTAGTGATTTAAAGCTTAATATTTCAGACACTTCAGCTATGCTTACAAAGTATTTACGAAAGACTGATACAACAAATAAATTTATTAATAATATTACAAGGACTTTAGGCAAGGATTCAATAATATATTTTATCGGTTCTACAAGATATGCGATTAAAGATAGTGTAGGAACTAATCCTGCTCCTGTAGGTTATTATGGAGCTTTTCAAGACAATACTATTCAGACTGCTGCTGCTATTAATACTCCATATGCAATGAAGTTTGGAATAACTGATTTGACTAATGGAATAACAATAGTAAGTGATGGAAGTAATTTAACAAGAATAACAATAGCAAATACAGGAATATATAACATTCAATTTTCAGCACAATTTGATAGAACAAATAGTGGCACTGATGCTGTAGATATATGGTTAAGAAAAAATGGAACTGATGTGGCTGGAAGTGGTGGCAAAATAATATTAACAGGAGGAGCAGCTGCATCTGCAATTATTGCTTCTTGGAATTATGTTTTAGATATAGTTGCTGGAGATTATTATCAATTAATGTGGAGTACACCAGACACACACGTTAGATTACTATATGAAGCAGCACAAACTACTCCATTTGTCCATCCTATAATTCCTTCCACAATACTTACTGTAACACAACAAAGTGGTATAATGGCAGGTACAGGAATGACTGCTCTTAATGGATTAAGTGGTGCAGTTCAAACATTTGCTTTAGATTCTACAAATAGTACTTTTAAGATAACATCTTCGGGAACTACACACACTTTTAACATACCTAATGCTTCTGCTTCAGGAGTTACAAGGGGATTATTATCTAATACACAATACACTACTTTTAATGGGAAAATAGGAAGTGGAGATACAGCTTCAATGTTAACTAATTATGCTAAAACTTCAGCTGTAAATTTAAAAGTAAATATTTCAGATACTGCTTCTATGTTAACTCCTTACTCAAGAAAGTTTGCAGCTGCTTATACATTCAATGCTAATAATACAAATGCAGCGGCAAGTGAGGCAACACAAACGTTCAGAGATTCTGCACAAAAAGCTTACACAGGATCAATAACATGGAGTGGAACAACCGCACCAAGTGGAACAACAAATCATTCTTACAGATGGTTTCAAGTAGGTAAATTAGTTACTTTAAGACTTACTTTGATTTATACAACAGTTGGAGTTGCTTTAACAAGTGTATCATGTGCTTTACCTTCCGATTGTCCTACACCTGAAATACCAACAGGTTCAACAGCAAATAGTTCTTATTTATATATAGGAAGTGGAACTTTATCAACAGCAGTAACAACAGGTGGAATGAGTCCAACTATTAATGGTGGTATTTCTGAATTAAGGATAAATTCAGGTGGCACAGGATATGAAATATTAATTTCAAGATTTGCTGCAGGATATTCAACAGCAAGAGCAACAATTCAATATTTCGCACAATAATATTTATATGAAACACATAAGACAAAAAGATACTGAAACATATACAGTATTAATTACTGAAGGATGGGATAAGCCATTAGAAGAACATCCTTCTATTGTTCAATATCCTGAAGTATTTGAAATAGCAGATTGTGAAATACCTACTGAACATTTACAATATTTAATTTATATTTAATGAAACATTTAGACCTTATTACTATTTGGGGATTATCAATAGGAACCTTTTTAACTTCTTCCCAAGTGCTTGGGTTCTTTGCTATTGTTGCTAGTATTACAAGCATCATTAACAACTTACCTGGAGTTATTAAATTCATCAAAAAATATATAAAATGAAAAGTTACAAAACAAGTTTAGTAGGATTATTATTAGCTGTTATCGTTGCAATTCAGCCAATCGTAGAAGGTACAGGATACCATTTAGACGCTGCTTCTATTAGTAAGTTAGTTTTTGCAGGTACTTTAGCTGCTTTAGGTTTCTTATCTAAAGACCATGACGTTACAGGTAAATAAAAAAAGGAGCTAGTAGAAACTAACTCCGATTACCTTATGCAATTTTAGATCCATCTTCGGAAATACTCCGTGCTGCAAATATAATAAACTTATTTAGATGGCAAAATATTTTTTACTTTTATTTTTGTTAACTTCTTGCTATTCAGTCAAGATAGCGAATAAGCAATTAAATAAGGCACAGGAAACCTATCCTGAAGCAACTGCAAAGAAATGTGCTTTGTGGTATCCATGCGAACCATTTAAAGCAGTTTCTGATTCAAGTCAATACAAGTTATGGATTCAGCAAGTAGACAGCTTAAATCAGCTTAAAATAGACACCTTAATAAAGTTTGACACAGTTGTCAATATTAGACTTGTCACAGATTGTCAAAAGATAGTGACAAAGTACAGGGATGTGATACGTAAATATCCGATAATACACGATACAATATACAAAATAGATAATGCTAAATTAATTAGTATTACTATTGAAAGGGATAATGCTCTAATAGATAGGGCAAAGTATGAGGTTAAGTATAAGGTATTTTTAAAAATTTCTTTTTGGTTATTATTATTTTTAATTTTATTCATAGCGTATGTTACCAAGCGTAAATTGTATTAATCTTATTAAGAAGTGGGAAGGTTGTAAGTTAGAAAGTTATAAATGCAGTGCAGGACACTGGACCATTGGATTTGGTAACACCTTCTATGAAGATAATACTAAAGTAAAGCAAGGGGATAAGATAACACAAAAAAGAGCTGAAGCATTACTTGTTAATTTATTACCGAAGTTTGAAAGTATCGTGAATAAGAAAATAACTATATCTTTGAATCAGAATCAGTTTGATAGTTTAGTTTCTTATACATGGAATACAGGCGGTTCAAGTACTTTATTTAGTATGATTAATAGAAAGGCAAGTAATAAAGAAATAAGGGAATGGTTTGAAACTAAATATATTACAGCTGGAGAAAAGGTTTTACAGGGATTAGTGAATAGAAGAAAAGAAGAAGCAAACCTATACTTTACAATATGAATTTAAAACAAGTCAGAACAAACCGAAAACGTTTATTTTTTGACATTGAAGTAAGTGCTAATATTGGGTTATTTTGGCAGTCAGGATTCAAACTGAACATTGGTCCTGAAAGCATTATTAAAGAAAGGGCTATCATGTGTATTTGTTATAAGTGGGAAGATAGCAAAGAAGTACATTCTTTAGAATGGGATAGTAAGCAATGCGATAAAAAGCTATTAGAAAAGTTTGTAAAGATAGCAAACGAAGCAGATGAACTGATAGGGCATAATGGGGATAGATTTGACTTAAGCTGGATAAGAACCAGGTGCTTATTCCACCGAATACAAATGTTTCCTAAATACGTTACCATTGATACATTAAAAATAAGTAGATCAAAGTTTAAATTCAATTCAAATAAGTTAGATTATATAGCTAAATTTCTAGGAGTAGGGCAAAAAATAAAAACCGACTACGGAATGTGGAAAGACATAATGCTCAATAAGTGTAAAGCATCCATGTCTAAAATGGTAAAGTACTGCAAGATGGATGTGATAGTATTGGAGAAAGTGTTTAAAGAATTATCATTGCATATTGAAGCTAAAACACATTATGGAGTTACCTTTGGGCAAGATAGGGGAAGCTGTCCTGAATGTGGCAGTGATGAAATAACAATAAATAAAAGAAGAACGAGCGCAACCGGAGTAAAGAAGGTGCAATACATCTGTAAGACTTGTTTTAAAACACATACAAAAACCGACAAATAAAAACATGAGAAAAATAATTGACAGTCTATTGGCTGTATATCCAATGAGTGAGAGAATAGCATTATTAGAATCTATGTGTAAGCAATACCGTAGGCAAAATTCTATAAGAATAAATGAAAAGCAAATGGGAAGGCGAGTAGATGAAGAACGACCTGATTTAGAAATACTTAAAAATCAAAACTAATGGATGAAATTAAAGAACCTACTGAAGATGAAATAATCCAGGAAGAACAATTACTGCTTGAAGGCGAGGTTGAAATGACCACACGATCTGATTATATTAGTTGTGCTTTCTATGCTATTTCTGCTATTGAAGGAATGGACACTGGTATAATGAGTAAGGAAGGTGCAAGGCGAATTAAAAGAATATTACGAAAATCATTAAGAATAATTGATGACTGCATAAATGAAATGCATGATGAATTGTTTGAAGAAGATACTGAAGATTAGGCGGGTTTTTTTCATAGGTTTTGTTTAGTTCCGGACTGAAGTTTCTACTTCGGTCCTTTTTTTACCCTACTTTTAATATATTTCTTTTTATAATAACTCAATGTTTATATGACTTTCAGCTTATCAATAAAATTATTTTAAAAAAACTTTCAAAAATATTTGTTTTAGAAGTCTAATGTATATATCTTTGATTTATCAAACTGAAACAATAACAATTAAAACTAAACAAAATGACAAACACAATCACAAAAAGAGAACTTCACTTTCAATTATCTGAAATAGAAAATACTTCAGATGCTTTTAGTTTTGCAAAAAATTTAATGATTGCTTTAAAAAATAATATTATTAATTATAATGAATATGATATGTTTAGTGGAGATTTATATTGGAAATGCTTAAATCGTAATATAAAAACTACTAACGAATGTGTTTCATTATTTTAAACTAACCAAAGACGCTGGGGTGCGACAGACACAACGCACATTTTTTTAACCTTAAAACTAAACAAATGACAAAAATTAAATTTAAAATTGCTTTACTTATTTTAACTTCAATTATCGTTACTACAGTAATTGGAGTTACACATTTATTTTACTTTATTTTTCACAACTAAACTAAACAAACATGAAAGACGCTTGGGAATTATTACTTGAATCTATTAGAACTTCTTCAGCTACGGCAAATGAAAAGATACTAATACTTGACAGCTTACAAAACTACATTTTATCACTTCAAAAACCTTTACAATGATTTTCTGCTTAATCTTTTTAGCCGCTGGAATATTCGCAACCTATTACTTAATCTATCAATTATCAGACTACAATGAACAAGACACGAATGATGAACAAGAAGAAGCACAGCAACCTTATAACTCTGCTTCTAGAATTATCAAAGAAAAATATAAATAGACAATACGTACTTAAAGTAGGACAATTAATTAACCATAAACAAAACACAAATGAACAAAAGTAACACAATCGGAAACCTTGCCAAAGCTTTGATAATATTCAAGCTTAAAGTAGATACCATTAAAAAGGATGCAAAGAATCCTTTCTTTAAATCTGCTTATGCTTCATTAAGTAACATCTTGGATGGGATTAACGAGCCATTGATTGAGTCAGGATTAGCTGTAACACAGTTTCCAAATGGCGATAATGGACTTACTTCAATCCTTATTCATGGCGAAAGCGGAGAATGGATAGAATGCAACTATGAAATGAAACCTGTAAAGGATGATCCACAAGGAAGGGGAAGCTGTTTAACCTATCAAAGAAGATATGCTTTAGCTGCTATCCTTACTTTAAACATTGATGAAGATGATGACGGAAACAAAGCTACCTACGGAAACGGTACACCTTCAGAACCTGAAAAGCCATGGTTAAATAAAGGAAGTGATACCTTTAACAAAGCAAAGGCAAAGCTTGACGCTGGAGAAACAACCATTGCTAAAATTAAATTAGTCTACAAGATATCTAAAGAAGTAGAAACATTATTAACAACTAAAAATTAAATTATGCTACCAGTATTAACATCAGGTCTTACAAAGACACAAATAAAAGTAATAGCTCAATCTTCAATTAATGAGCTTATGAGTAACGGAAGGATATTAGAAGCAGCTGAAGCACTTACAGTAATGGAAAACTTTATTAAAGAGGTTAGGTCCAGCAAAGAATTTACGGAATATGTAAGGGAAGAAGTAGGTAAGAATGGCAAAGACATAACTAATCCTTCAGGTGCTAAAATAGAACTAGCTGAAACAGGTACTAAATACGATTATAGCGGCTGCAATGATTCAGCACTTATAGAAGTAGAAAGTAATCTTGTTGAAATAGAAACGCTAATTTCTGACCGTAAAGCATGGTTAAAAACAATTCCAGCAGAAGGCATGGAAGTTGTTATCGGTGATGAAATAGTTAGAGTGTACCCACCTACAAAAACATCTACTTCATCATACAAAATAACATTAAGCAAATGATATGGATGTATTTAAATACTGAAATCAAAGGAGCTGCAAGTCGCAAAGTATATGGAGTTAGAGGCGATAAGGTCGCTATATTAGATAACAATATAGAAATGCTACTTGTGCTCCATGAGTCAGGAATAAAGTTCCACATACAAAAAGAATTATTATCACACGAATTTATCCCAAAAGAAATAAAACATGAAACCAAAAATGAAAGCAAGTCCAAAAAAAGAGTTTAAGCCAAAGCCATGGTTAGTAAAAGAACCAGGAGAAAAGAAAGTAATGATCTACGGTTATGTTAAAGCTAAAAACAAAGCAATAGCAGAAACCACATTTAATGACCTTATAAACTTAAAGCAATGGTAAGCTTAACTGATAAGAATAAAAGAATATTAGACCTTGCTAAAAGTGGAATAGATAGACACGACATAGCAGCTTCACTAGGTATAAGCTTTTACAGGGTTAATTTTATTTGTAGCCAATTATCAGAATTTATTAATCCGGATATGTTCAATGTTAACGAAGTTGACTGTTGGTTATGTCCTGCAACAAATGAATATCATGATTAAATTAAACGAAACTATCAAAATTAAAGTAAAAGATTTACTTGTTAGGCATCCACATTTAAGGGATTCAGATAATAAGTTAATAGCTTCTATTTGGTATAATGAAAGTGAAGAAAGCTTACATAATATCACAGCTCATCAATTTCTTAAAAACTTTTGTGCTGGGTATCATTCAAGTCCTGAAAGCATTAGAAGGATAAGACAAAAGATACAGGAACAAGAAGTAGAATTAAGGGGTAAATCTTACAAGGAACGTAAAGAAAAATCATTAACAATTAAAAAACAAATTAAAACATTATGAACGAATTAGCTGAATTTTGCTCACCTTGTGTAGATCATAGGATAGAAGTAAAAACTGAAATATTAAACAGTAATAAGATTATTAATAAGATATGCGATTTTTATAGTGCAAGTCCTTCGCTAGTTTTAGGACATTTAAGATATAAAAAACTTGTAGAAGCAAGGCATATAATAGCTCATGTATTAAGGCACGATAGGCATTTGGGCATGTCTTTAAAAAGTATAGCTTTTTTAATGAACCATAGGGATCATGCAACTATTATTCATGCTGTTAAAAAGATTAATAATTATTTAGAAGTAGATGAATTTTTTAGGGAAAAAGTAAAAAGTATCTATTTAATGGTATATGGTACTTTAAAATATTATCCACATTGGACTGAACAAACAGGATTTTAATGTATATTTGCATACAATTTCGTTTTGAAGTGGTAGTCAAACCGAAATATTTATTTCTAATTAAAGGGGATTGTTAATGCTACCACCATTGATAATCCCTTTTTTATTTTATGGCTAAAGATCCTGCATTTTTATTTTATTCAAATGATTTCCTTACTGGAACTTATTTAATGACTGATGAACAAGTTGGTAAATATATTAGGTTATTATGTTTACAACATCAAAAAGGTCCATTATCTGAAAAAGATATGTTGAACATATGTAAATCATATGATGAAGACATTTTCGCAAAATTTGAAATAATAGAAAATAAGTTTATAAATAAAAGATTATATGAAGAATCTGAAAAAAGGAAATCATATAGTGAAAGTAGAAAAAACAATAGAAAGAAAAAAGATATGATAAACATATCTGAATCATATGTTCAACATATGGAAAATGAAAATGAAAATGAAGATGTAATTATAAATAATAAAATTATAATAAAAAGTAAAAAATTTATTTCTTCAGATTTTAATGAATTACCTGAACATTACACAAAATCTATAATTGAACAATTTAAAATTCAAAAACAAAAAACAATTACACAAAAGCAAATAACTGATATTTGGGAAGTATTTAAAATTCAGAATCTAACAGGCGAAGAATTTTACACTTCAGAAAATAAAGTTTATCAGCATTTTATAAATTGGATTAAAAAACAAAACTTTGAAAATGGATCTACAAAACCTACAGCAGAAGAAAAATTTAACTTCTACAAAAACTACTCCGATAGATTTGATTAGGTCAGCTATTCAATCACAAAAACTATCTGAAGCAAGTGATAAAGATTTATCAAAAAGATTTTCTTTAATATTTTGGATGATAGGGTTAAGAAATCATCATGTACCAACTGATGAACAAATGATTCTATTATTTCAATACATAAGAAAAAACTATCCTAACAGGTCAATAAATGAATTAACTTTAGCTTTTGACAAAGCAATAAATAATCAACTTGATGTTGAAGATTATAAACCTTATGATCAGTTTACACTAGAATACTTTGTGCGAATATTCAACGCTTACCGGAAATGGTCAGCAATGATGCTAAAAGAATTTGAAAAACCAATAGAACAAAAAACTTTACCTATGCCTGAAACAACAGTAAAAGAAATGCAAGAAGATATTAACGAATATTTAAGCAGAAAGGATTTAAACATAAATTTCACTCCGCCATACCTGTTTGACTATGCTGAAAGATTAGGATTAATAAAACTTTCTAAAGAAGAAAAGATTAACATCTATGAGAAAGCTGCAAGGTTCAGAAAGGAAACTTTATATGTTCAAGCTCAAAGTTTACGAAAAGAAGATATGATTGAATACAACCAGTTCTGTCAAATGTATGAAGGTGGAGCTAAAAACATCAAAGGAAACGAAGTTAATTTACTAAAAAATTTAGCTAAAAAAATAGCTTTCATAGATTATGCAACGAGTAATAAACTTTAGTGGCGGTAAAACTTCTGCATTTATGACTATTAACGAATATCGTAAAGATGATTTAGTTATATTTTGTGATACAGGCAGAGAACATTCAAAAACTTATAAATTTATAAATGATTTTGAAGCTCATGAAGGAATACCAATTATAAGATTAAAATATAAAAATTCAGAAAATCCATTTTCAGAACTATTAAAGCACAATAAATATGCAAATATTCCAAATAATATGAAAAGATTTTGTACAGTAGAATTAAAAATAAAAACTTGCAGAAGATATTTGCGTAGTATTGGAATAAAGAACTATGAAAATTTTATAGGATTTAGACACGATGAACCTTTAAGAGTTAAAAGAAGAAAACAAATGTGGAAAGGTGTTATTGATAAATTCCCATTATTTGATAAAGAAATAAATAAAAAAGCAATAAATGAGTATTGGAGTAAAAAAGAATATAATTTAGAAATACCTTCAATTCTTGGAAATTGTACTCTATGCTTTATGAAAGGTAAAAATGCAGTAATATCAATTTTATCAAGTTATCCTGAATTAGCTGATGAATGGATTAAAGATGAAGAACAAAATAAAAAAGGTTATACTTATTTTAATGGAATATCTATAAAGCAATTAAGAGATATTGCTAAAAATAATTTATTCAAAGATTATGATTTAAACGAAATTAAACCTGCATTTGATTGTGCTTGTACAAATTAATTATGCGACCATCACTAACACTACCAAAGCTTAAAGCAAAGGCACAAACAACATTCAACACCTGGATAAGAGAAAGGGATAAAGACAAAGGTTGTATTTCATGCGGTGCTGATATAGACCATGCAGGGCATTACTTCAATGCAGGGCATTATTCAGCTTTAACCTTTGACGAATTAAACGTACATGGGCAGTGTTTAAGATGCAATAATTTTATGCATGGCAACTTAATTAATTATCGGATGGGATTAGTAGATAGGTATGGCGATAAATTCGTACAGGATTTAGAACGGAAGGCAAGAAATAAAATAGCAAAGTATTCAAGATTAGATTTACAAGAAATTATTGATAAGTATAAAATAAAGAAAGGATAAAAGAAAAATAATATCTTTATGCTTCAATGAGTAAATGTTCAAAATATATTGAGCAAATTTATCTTCATCCAAAAGTAACTGAATTGATAAGTAAAATTCAACCTTTAGAGCTTCAGGATGACATTAGGCAAGAAATGGCAATGGCACTCCTATCAATAGACTGCAAGAAAATAATAAGACTGAATAAAGAAAACAACTTAATTCCTTATACCTTAAAAATGATTTGGTACATGGGTACTAGTAGCAATACTGAATTTTATAAGAAGTTTAAAAAGAAAGATTTTTATGATGCTTATGAATTAAAAAGCATGTACTCTGAAAATACAATCCCTGATTATAAGGTAAACTTGGCTAAAAACATTCTAACGAATAAGATAGATAAAGGACCGAATGATGCACACGAAGCTATAATATTCAATAAGTATTTAGAATTTAACAGCTCTATTAAGGTTGCTAACTACTTTAAGATACCTAAAAGTCATGTGTACGATGTAATTAAAAAGACTAAAGCAGAATTAAAAAAAGCCATTAATAATACTTTATGATAGTTATACCACTAGCAGCTTTTCTATTTGCTTATTACTTTGTTAATGTAGCAGGTATTCCACAAGCATTTAAGAAAGGATTTTCAATGATGCCGCACCAAAGAATTAAACCGTTTGATTGTGTTACTTGCTTATCGGTATGGTCTGCTGTAGCACTTTATTTTTTACCTATTGAAATAAGTCAATTTACAGCCATAATATTTGGAGCTGGATTTTTAGGAATTAAAATGAAATAAAATGATAACTGAAGTATTAGATAAAATGTTAGTTGAATTTGGTAAGGTAGAAAATACCGAATTTATAGTAAGTCCAAACAATTACGATATCCTTTCAAATGAATTATTTGATGAGTGTCCTATCGGTGAGTTAGAATATAAAGGTTTGAAGATTGTAAAAATGGATGGCATAGAAGAAAATAAAATTTACCTACGATGAAAATACTAGGACTAGGCGGTAAGATGTCAGGATGTACACTTCACAGAGTAGTAGTTCCTTTAGCATATATGGGAGAAATAAAAGCTACTGTTACTGATGTTCCTACTTATGAAATACTTGAAAGCGAAAAGTGGGATATAGTATTCTATAATCGTTTGTCTGCTTTAGATTCTGATTGGCAAGAAGTAAAAAAACAAATGGGAGTAAAGGTAGTTATGGATATGGACGATGACTGGATACTTCCACCTAACCATTTAAACTACTTTGATTATTTAGATAGGAAGCCGATAATAGAAAACAACTTTAGGGAAGCAGACCTGATAACTGTTACAAATGAAAAACTAGCTAATAAGATTAAACCTTTCAATTCAAACATATTAGTAATTCCAAACGCTTTGCCATTCGGTTACCACCAATTTACAGATACTAAAGTAGAAGATGAACGAGTAAGAATATTTTGGGCAGGTGGTTGCACACATCAACACGATTTAGATATTTTAAGATATCCTTTGCAAAGATTGAAACCTTTAGCAAGTAAAATAAAAATGGTATTAGCTGGATACAATGATACTGATCCTGTAACTAAATACATTTGGGATAGTATGTTTAATTCCTTCACTTGCAATGGTTCGTTACCCTATACAAAACTACATTCTTTAGAACCTATTAACTACATGCAGCATTATGAATATGCTGATATTATGTTAGTACCTTTAGAAAAAACTGATTGGCATGGTTGCAAGTCTAATTTAAAAATGTTAGAAGCAGCGTGTAAGAAAGTTCCTGTTATTTGTTCCAATGTAGAACCATACAACAGGGATAAAGATGCTCCAGTGTTTTGGGTTAATTCACAAAAAGATTGGTTCATACACCTAAAAGATTTAATTTTGAATCCAAATAAAAGAATAGATTATGGCGAAAAGCTCTACGAGTGGGCAAAAGAAAACTACTCAATCTTTGATATCAATAGAACAAGAAAAGCCGCATTTGAAAATCTTATCAAAGCATAAGCACTTTTACGATTTTTATATGGCAAGTCAGGAAATAGTAAATTTTAGTCATGAGATACAAAATGAAATATTAGAAGCTTTTAAAGTTGAGCATCCACATTACCACTATCAGAGGACTTGTCCGGTATGTGTATCTAACTTTTTAGTAACTGTATATAGATGGTATAACGAACAAATAAGTAAATAATGAAAGTAATACATGATACAGCAATAATAGGAAATAATGTTATTATAGAAGATAATGTTTTTATCGGTCCTTATTGTTTAATAGGATTAGAACCTGAATGGAAAGGACATGAAAGCAATAATTTTGGTGTTATTATTAAATCAGGCACAAGGATAACAGGTCATGTAACTATAGATGGTGGTGGAATGCATAGAACTTATATTGGTCATGATTGTTATTTAATGAAACATAGCCATATAGGTCATGATACTTTAATAGGAGATAATGTAACTATAAGCTGTGGAGCTAAAATAGGCGGACATTCTATAATAGAAAATAATTGTAACATAGGATTAAATGCAGTAGTTCATCAAAATAAAACTATACCAAATAATTGTATGATAGGTATGGGAGCAGTAATAACAAAAGGATTAAAGATGTTGCCATTTTCTAAATATGTTGGAAATCCTGCTAAATATTTATCTGAAAATATAAAAAAATGAATACTTTAGTTTGTTGCTTGACTTATGGAAATAGACCTTTAGATATAATTTATAATAATTTAGAACAATCAGGATTTCCATTTAATGTAAAGTTTATAAATGTTGAAGGAATATCTAACGCTTTGAATGAAGGCATTTATACTTTTCAAGAAGGCAACTATGAAGCTATTACATTTTTAGCAAATGATATTGAAGAACCTAAAGATTGGTTATTAAAAAAACTTATAGCTTTAGAAAATTATGACAATGCAGGAATAATAGGAAGTCCAATAGACCATAAAAGATATTCAATTCAAAATGAACATATAATAAGCAATTGGATAATAAAAAAAGAAGTTATTGATAAAGTAGGATTATTTAATGAGTCAATGTTTCCATATGGTCCTATTGATTTAGATTATTGTGAAAGGGTTTATGTAGCAGGATTTAAAACTTATTATGCTATGGATTATTTAGCTACTCATATAGGTAGCCATGCAGAAGGAAAAGAATACGGATATAATAAACAAGAAATGGTTAATAAATATTGGGGTGATTATATGAATAATATTAAAGAATATAAAAATGGAAGTAAAAGTATAAAAATATGATATTACTACCTGGTCAAATAGAAACCATATCTTCAAGAAAGGACAAGACAATAAGATTAACTATTGGCACACAAGAACTAACACCTAATAAAGCAGCTGAAATATTTGGACTTAATCAGCAATTTGTATATCTAGCCATTAAACCTGAAGCATTTAACAAGTCTGAACAAGAAGATATTAGCAATTTAAAAGCAGATTACGAAACTAATAAAACACCTTCACAAAGATTAAGAGCAATTTTATATAAAAACTATGAACAAACACCTGAAGGATATAAGGATTTCACTACTTATTATTTATATCAAATGGAAAAGATGTGCGATTACTTTAAAGGAAAACTGTTATAAATACAAAAAATAATATGGGTAAAAATAAATACATAGAAACACCTGAAAGGTTATTAGAAATGTTTAATGAATATAAACAATTCACTAAAGACAATCCAAGATATAGACACCAGCTTTGCCAAAGGACAGCTGAAATGGTTAAAGAACCTTTAGAAGTTCCATTGACTATGGAAGGTTTTGAAGTGTATTGTTATAAGAATTTTAAAGTAACTGTATCTAATTATTTTGAGAATAGAGAAAATGTTTATGAAGATTATTACGCTATCTGTACATATGTGAAAAAAGAAATTAGACAAGATCAAATTCAAGGGGGTATGGTTGGGCAGTATAATCCCAGCATTACACAGCGTTTAAATGGGTTAGTTGAAAAGACACAAGTGGAACAAGACGGAAAGATTGAAGTAGTCTTTATTAAAGGTAAAACTATCCTATAAGTTATTTTAAGCCAATTTAAGACACTTTAAATGAAAAGTAATATAATCTATCACAAAACAAATAAACTACTTTAAATCGCTTTAAAATGGCTAATACTGATTTGATACTTATTCCTTTAATTATTGTTTCCTTATTTATAGGTGTTGTTCTTTTACTTGATTATTTAAGTGGCAAAGATTATGATAGCGAATGAAAGTTGGCAGATAGTTCTTTTCAATTCAGGGAATAATACTGAAATTATATTAGGTATGTTATCTGATGAAATAACAACAAGGTATTTATTAATGAGCTTAACGCAGTACAATTTACACAAAGATTATACTTATTATGCTCGGCACATTCAGATACATAAAATATCCTAATGTGCATTATTATACACAAACTGCAAGGTAAGATGTGCAGAATATAACACAATAACAAAGGAATAAGTATTTAATGAATGATAAAAGCGACATTATGAATAAATGGGATGGAATAGAAGATCCTGAAGAAATGAAGGAGTGATTTGCGAAAGGTGCTTAAAATAAGTGCTTTGTGCAAAAAATCACATTATAGTAGGAAATATTCTACAAAAATTAACTTATAGTGGAAAATTTACCATTAAATCACATTATAAATTATATGCGATAGGGTATAAAATTGACATTTTTCGTCAAATTATATGCGATAGGGTATAAAAAACAATAAATGAGATTAGAACTTTCTGAACCACATATTAACCAACAAGTAATCCTTGATAGTTCATCAAGATTTAGAGTAGTGATGTGTGGCAGAAGGTTCGGTAAGTCGGAACTTTCACAGGTTGAAATGATATCCAATGCTCTAAAGGGTTATCAGGTTGCTTATATAACTCCTACCTATAAACTAGCAAAAACATTCTTTGAGAAACTTACACAGGTTATCCCATTTGAAAATAACAAGTCTGATTTGATTATCAACTTCCCTAACAAAGGTTCGGTTGAATTCTTTACAGGGGAGCGATTAGATAATTTAAGAGGTCGCAAATTTCATTTAGTAGTAATAGATGAAGCTTCCTTTATTCCTAACCTAGAGGATGGGTGGCTAAATTCAATAAGACCTACGCTAACCGATTATAAAGGCAAGGCGTTATTCCTGTCAACTCCTAAAGGTAAAAATTACTTCTATTCTTTATTTATGAAAGGTGGCGAAGATTGGCAGTCTTTTAAATTTACTACTTATGACAATCCTTATATTGATAAATCTGAAATAGATGATGCTCGTAGACAATTACCTGAAGCAGTATTTGAACAGGAATACATGGCGAATCCAATGGAGAACGCTGCAAATCCATTTGGAAGCAATAAGATAAACGAATGTATAAAGCCATTATCTAATCTTCAACCTTCTTACTATGGAATAGATTTAGCAAAGTCTTTTGACTGGACGGTAATAGTAGGGTTAGATATTAACGGAGCTGTTTGCTACTTTAATAGATTTCAAAAAGATTGGAAGCAGACAAAAGAAACAATACTTACAATAGATAGAAGCAAACCTGTTATGATAGATAGCACAGGCGTAGGGGATGCAATAACCGAAGACCTGCAAAAGTCCTTTAGTACAATGAACGGATTTAAGTATACTGCAAGTTCAAAGCAACAACTAATGGAATTACTAGCTTCTACGATCCACAATAACGAAGTATCTTATCCTTCAGGGTACATCAAAGATGAACTAGATATTTTTGAGTATCAATATACAGCTACTGGAGTTCGTTACAACGCTCCTACAGGTTATCATGATGACTGCGTGA